CACTCTTGGATAATGGCCCGCTGAGGCTGGTTTTTTTTATTACCTCAGCGGGCTTGCTTCAGTGACTCGCGACCTTATTTGTCGTCGTCGTCATCGTCCTCGTCATCCCACTGGCCAATGATGCCAGCCAGATCCGTCTCGGCCTTCGCGGCATGGGTGGCCTTGGCGGTGCGCTTCACAGGCTTTTCTTCCTCGTCCTCGTCCTCGTCCTCGACTGGCGCGGGCTTGGGCTTGGGCTTGGGCTTGGGCTTGGACTTGGGATCTTCATCCTCGTCGTCGACCGGGGCAGCCTTGGCCTTGGCCTTTGCCTTCGGTGCAGGGGCTTTCTCCTTGACGCCATCCATCTGCGACACAGTCATCGCGAGCGCTGCCTTGGCCTCTTCGCTGTCCCGTGCAGCCACCGCCACGCGCAGCTCGTCCTCGTCGAGGGGGCGGAGCGGCTTGAAGTACAGCTTCGGCGTCTCGGTATCTTCGTCGAAGGACACCTCTGTCACGATGGCTGTGATCGGCGTGTTATGCGTCCCCAGCAGCTTCGCATAGGCCTGCATACCCATCAGGCCCTTCTGGGCCTCGCCAAAGATCGACGTGGCAGGCAGCTGCATCTGGTACACAACGTTGTCTTCGTCGCCCTCCAGCACCACAGCAAGGCGCTGGCTGAACCGGCACGCGCGACTGTCGCCCTGACCGGAGCCCTTGATATTCATCGGGCAGGTTGAGCAACTGTTCGACATCTTGGTGTCTTCGGGCACGTCAGGGCTCGGCACCCGGGTGTCGGCCGACCAGCATGCCGGTGGCGCAGAGTTGTTCGGGTCATAGACACCCTCGTAGTAGGTACGCGCCAGCGGTGCTGCGTTCACGATGATAAGGTTGATTTTGTCGCCCTTGAACAGGCGCGCCTGCGTGCCGCCGATGATCTCGCGGAAGCGGCCGCCCTTGATGCTGATACGTGGGCCGCCACCACCGCTGCCCGCAAGCGTCTTGTTGGTCTCCAGCAGGGATTTGAACAGGTCGCTGCTCACCAGCGAATTGCCGTCGCCCCCGAAAAGGGTCATTGCGTCACTCATTGTCGTCTCCAGTGGTTGTGGGTTTCTCTTGCGCGGCCTCTTCGTGGGCCTGAAGCGCGGCGGCTACCGCAGACAGGTTGAAGCGGTATATAGAACCCATCCGGATATAGCTATCCTTGGGAACTGCACCGCTTCGCACCCAGCTGCGGAAGGTGGAGAGTGACACCTGAAAATGCTTCGCAGCATGCTTCAGCGTCACATAGGAGGGTTCGGTAGGCATCAGGCTTTCCTCACAGAAATGTTGTACTCTGAGTCGACGTTCAACGCCGGGAGAGTGATTTCAGGGTTCTCCTCGATATACGTCCGTACCGCAGTCTGGTTCAGGCGCTTTTCGAGGAACTCGGGCAAACCGCGCTCCATGATGAAGGCGTGCATGGCGGCCCAATCTCCGGTCCAATACCGGGTCTTCAGGGAGCGGTAGAACATCCCATGCTGCGTGCGGACAGAGTCCACCCCGTGCTCCTTGCAATGGTCCAGCAAAGCGCGCTTGATGATGTCCATCTGTTCGGTGAGGGCCTTCTCCTCAACGTCATACGCCGCCTTCAGCTTTGCCTTCGCATCGCGGATGCGAACGTAGGCTTTCGTCATCTTGCCGACCTGTGCGGTCTCCGTTGTATCGGATGTCATTTGAGGTTCTCCAGTGGCTATAGCGCTTGTTTAGTGGTGCGCAGTTGTTTAGTCAAGCATTTGTTTGTAGAGGGTCGTAAGTTTCGTGTGGTTCCCTTCGCGTGCGTCCAGCATATCGTAGATGTGCCTCTCGACGGCCGACCCCTGCAGCTGCACCACCGTGCACTTGTGGGTCTGGCCAGAGCGGTGCACGCGGGCGTTCGCTTGGGTATAGATCTCCAGCGACGGTGTTGGCCCCCACCAGACCACGGTGTTCGCCGCCGTCAGGGTCACACCATGCGCTGCAGCCTGTGGCTGGATCAGCAAGACCCGCGGGTCTGCCTCGCGTTGGAACTTCTGGAAAATCTCCGTGCGTTTGCTCACAGGCACGTCGCCCCGGATGATGCCTACAGAGTATCCATCGGCCCGCATCTTCTCTGCCAAGATGTCGGTGATGTGCGTGTATGGGACAAACACCAAGACTTTCTGGGTGGTCTCCGCGATGACCTCTTTCAGCACCGCGTATCGGTTCCCGATGTCGAACTCCAGCACGTTGCCGTCATCGTCGTACACGGCGCCAACGCTGATCTGGATCAATTTATTCATGCCCACTGCAGCGTTCACCGCGGTCACCACTGACCCCGATGTCTCCAGCAGAAGGTTCTTGCGCAGCCGCTCGTAGTAGACTTTCTGCTGCTTGGTGAGCTCGACCGTGCGCTTGACGTAGACCATGTCGGGCAGGTCCATGCACTCGGCTTTGGTAAACCGGATCGCAGGCTGCAGGGCCTTGTGCACGATCAGGGCCGACTCCTTCCGGGGCACCCACTTGAACTGGGTCACCTTGAACAGCACCATGTCCTTGAAGGAGCCGAACGTGCGGGGCACCCCTGTCGGGTTCACCAGCTTCGCCAAGCCGTAGGCGTCCTCTGGCCCCTGTGCGGCGGGGGTGCCGGTCATCATCCACAGCCATGCGTCCGGACATTCCTTCAGGATCGAGTTCAGGGCCTTCCATCGCTTGCTCTGGGCGTTCTTGTAGGACGTGGCCTCGTCGACGATTATCAGATCGAACCCGCCCTTGAGGATCTCGTCCTTCACGATGGCGACGCCCTCGTAGTTGATGATGACGAACTCCGCGCCCTCCTCCATGATCTTCTTACGCTTCGCCGGGGTGCCGTGGGCGATACTCACTGTGCGGTGCATGGCAAAGCTGAAGAGGTCCTCCTTCCATGCCACATCCATAATCGACACCGGGCAGATCACCAGCACCCGACGGATGCGCTTGGCCTTCATCAGGAAGTCTGCGGCCCAGATCGTGCTGGCTGTCTTGCCAGATCCCGCCTCGGAGAAGCAGAACGCTTTCTTGTGCAACGTGAGGAACGCCGCGGTCTCCTTCTGGTGCCCCATGGGCTTGTGCAGGCCGGTCCACTTGTAGCGCCCCTCGATGGGCGACGGCACCTTGATGTTCATGGCGCGCAGGCGCTGCGCAGTGGTCAAGTCCCACCGCACCAACACTTCGTTAGGGCCCACAAGGTGCGATTTGTCCACTGCCGCCATGATGTGGGCAGGCTCCCTGACGCGCAGGAGCAAGGCTTTGTTGTCGATGATCTGCATGGGCTCTCCAGTGGTTAAGGCTTTTCGCCCTTTTTATGCCCGTTCCGGGCGCGGTTCTTCGACGGCGCTTCCAGCGTGATGCCGTCAGAGTTTTTTCCGCCCTTGGCGATGGCTTTCTTGTGGCTGATGTCTTTGCCCTTGCGGGAGACGCCCTTCTTGTCGAGCGCACGGCGGGCACGCTGCCGCTCCATGCGACCCTCGTGTTCCCCCCGCGCTTTCTGCAGCTGGTACTCGCGTTTGTAGGGCCGTGGCGATTTTGTGTAGGGCATGGGAGCCTCCTTTAGAGCTTCACTGGCCGCTTATACCACGGGGTGTGCTTGGAGGGGATGGCTCATTGGCCATAGTGAGGGCACTCCGTTACAGGACAGTATTGACGGCACAGGCCCGAGGGGCTCGGGTTCCACACACCAGTCTCGAATGCCTTAAGCAGCTTGGAGTACTGGGCCAGCCACTCCGCCCACATTTTCTTGCGCTCTCGCCGCAGGTAGGTGGCCTTTATCATCTGGTTGGGCACCACGAACAGCAGGGCTCCGCGCACTTCCTTGATTTCGGGGTACAGGGCGAAGATCATCAGGGCCATCAGCCCCAGCTGCCCAGTGTCTGCGTACCGGCTGGACTTGCCCGTCTTGTAGTCTACGTAGAAAGCCAAGCCTTTCTTGCGCTGCAGGATAATCAGGTCGCCGATGCCGCGCACGAAGCAGTCCTTGGCGAAGAACGTGCAGCCCTCCAGCTTGGTGTTCAGGGCCATCTTCTGTTCGCACAGCCGCTCCCCCTTGATCGCTTTCAACGCGTCCAGCACTGGCTTCGCGTGAGCGAAGCGGCCTTCGAGCGGCGTGTCGTCCCGCACGTATTTCTCGCAGGCCTCATGAAACTCGGTGCCGTAGGCGGTGGCTGCCGTTGGGGCGCTCGTGTACTCCTTGGTGACCCGGGTGTGGTAGTATTGTTTGGGGCAGGTCAGGAAGCCTTTGAGGCTGCTGAACGACCATGCCGGTAGCTTATCCATCAGGTGTCTCCATAATTCTGGGCGGAGCCCACTTCACAATCGACTGGCAGGCCCGTAGCCCACGCTGGCACCCAGCGCATGCACGTCTCCACGTAGGCCTTGGCCTCCTCCTCTTCTGCCTTGGGCACGACGATAAGGGCGGAGTCGTGCACGGTCAGGGCAATCCGGTGCTTTTTCTTGATGCGGAGCATCTGCTCGGCCACAATGATGCGGGCCAGCGCCTGAACACAGTTGTGCACTATGAACGGGCCCGGAGAACCCCGGACCACGAACCTCGAGTTGGGTCCGGCATTGAGGAGGTCATAGACAGCCCTCGGTTCCATCGGTAGTTCAGTGTCGATTTGGAAATACCCGTCAGTTCCGCTGCTGTTCTTAGATCCACCGGGAGGGAAGTCCTCTTGTTTCCGGCTTGCTCTGATCGCGTAGCCCACCGGCAGTTCGCGGGGCTGTAAGGGCCGTCGTTGTCCGTGCGGTCCAGCGTCAGTTCCGGGAGGTATGTAGGGCCCATGTCCGCCCAAAAAGCCTCGAAGGACTTTTCCCACTCGGCGCAGACCCGAATACCCCGCGCGCCATAGTTGTGCCATGCTTGGTGGGAGGGCAACCTGCACCGGTCCCTCATTGACCGCCACACCCAGTACACAGGATGACTGGACATTGCGTGTGACACGTTCTTCGCACCAAGCGCGCATCCGCATGAGGGGGTGTGCCCGCGGCGGGCGCTCTTTTCCACCCTGCCGGCTTCCCTCACCACCTTCGTCCCACACCTGCATTGGAAGGCCCAGAGCGAGCGTCGTCCATTTGTCCCCTGATATCTCAGAGCCGTCAGGCATCCAAAAACCTGCCCGGTGTAGTCCTTCGCACGATGATGCACAGCGCCACCCCTTTTCCGTCAGGATGTTGTGGTCGGGGGTCATCCTTACCCCATTGATTACGGTGGTATCCTTTATGCCTTGGTAGATCAACCCGGAATGCGACACCCACTCTGCCCCATCCCACACGGAGTCTTCTTTCTGGATGTCCACTATGGGGACCCAGCCCCGAGGGGTTAGTACCTCGGTGTCCCCGGCTAGACAGTTCTCCACCACGAGAGCGCCATATACCTTCTTGCGACTGGTGCCGCGCCCTGCGTAGTCGAACTGCCACCCCTTCGTCGTCTGGTGTGCTTGCAGGTCAGGATACTGGATGTAGAGGCCAGAGGGCAGGCGGATACCAAGCCGGGCCGGTTCCACTTCGAGGACGCCCGGCTTGCCAAAGTGATAGGCCGTCTCGCGGGTCAGATACGTCAGCATGTGCCCCGCGTCTTTCCAGAGCTGCACGATGCGTGGGTTGGCCGCGCGATAGATCCTTATGATGCGCCGGCACTCTTCCAGCTCGAGGAAGATACCATAGACGCCCTTCATCGTTACCTGAAACTTGTCTGGCCCCATGCCAAACCCGCAGCCCAGAACCACGCCCTTGCCCACCTGCCGCTGATCCTTGGTGACCTCGTCCTCCCGTACCCCGTAGATCAGGGCCGCCATCTTCTTGTAGGGGTCCTCCTTGTTCCGGAATGTCTCGAGCATATCCCTCTGCTCCGCGAACCACGCGAGGACGCGCGCTTCGATCTGCGAGGAGTCAGCCTCGACGATAACGTACCCGGGAGGGGCCTCGATGGCCTCTTTTATCCTCTTGGCGTTGGGTCCCCGGCTCGGCAGGTTCTGCAGGTTTATCTTGTCGTCGCCGCCCCACCTGCCCGTGTGCGCAGCGTAGTACCGTATGGGGCACGGCAGCAGGCCCCGGGACTCGATCCCGAGGAACCGTGTCGTGCGGGTTTCTTCCAAGGTGGACTTGTTCCCGAGCCGCGCTGCGACGAGGGCTTGCACGTCAGTGTTGTCGTGCTCAAGCAGGGCCTTGAAATCTTCGTCGGTCTTGGCAAAGGCCCACACCTCTTTGCCTGTGGTCGGGCTGACCTTGCGTGGGGGGTCTACGCCCACCTCCTGCAGCAGAGCCGCGAACTTGTCGCCAGACATCAACTGCTTCTTGTCCGTCCCGACGCGGTCCAGCAAAGCCTGCTTGGCCCGGATGGTCTCGGCCAAGTGAGCTTCCAGCTTGGCCTTGTTCAGCTGCAGCTGGGGTTCCGTGAACATGCGCAGCGTCATGTCGATCAGCTGGAGTTCCTTCTTGGGGACCTGCCCCACAAAGATGTTGAAGAGCTGGTAGCAAAGATCGGCGTCGTGTTTGCCGTAGTCCCCGTAGGACGCCAGCTGTCGAGGCGTGAAGTCTGCCCGCTGCATGCCTATCGCCCGCAGCACCTCGTCTCCCTTGGGCGGCAGGTTGTACCGCTTGGCGAGGGCCGCGAGGCCATGCGAGGCGTCCGGGCCGTGGATGGCGCGTGACATGGACAGCGTGTCCAGCCACAACTTAGGTTTGATGCCTAAGCGCCATGCAAGGATCGCCCCATCGAACATGGTGTTGTGGGCGAGGATAGCAGCCCCCGACCAGTCGATGGTTTGCAGCGCCGCGTAGACCTCGAGGATGTCGCCCGAGAGCCACTTGGTCTTCTTGTCGTTCTTCTTGATGGACAACCCGATCAGCTCGAACCGCGGGTCCCGCACGTACTCTTCCGTGGTGAGGCGCGACAAAGAAAATTCCTTACTATAGAAAGTCTCTGCGTCTATTGTATAGAGGTCCATTACAGAAAGCCGCCGTGCGCAGCGTCGATGGCGATCAGGTGTTCGGCCTGCGAGCGGGCGTCGTCCAGCGCGTTGTGGTGGGTGCCGCTGCGATTTATCTCCACAGCAGGGTACATGCCCTTGGCCGTGCGGTAGCATTTGTCCTTCCAGAACTCCCACAACGGCACGCGGCATCGCCTACCTGATTCGTGCATCAGCACGTTGTCAAAGGTTGCCCCGTTGCCCCATACGCCTTTTAGGCTGTCGCCGTAGGCGCATACAAACTGACCGAAGTCGCGCAAAGCCTCTTCAAGTCCAACGGCGTCGTCTTGGGTTTCGGTCAGTGCGTTGCGGGCACTGTCCCCTTGCTGCAGCCACCACATGACAGTGCTGGGGTCGATAACGGCACCCGAGCGCACGGCGCTGTGAAGTGACACGATGCAGTAGAACGACTCGTGCACCCCCTCCTTGTCGAAGGCCACTGCGCCAATGGCGATGATCGGTGCGTCCGGGCGGGTGCCCATGGTCTCTAGGTCGAGCATGATGTGCATTATTTCGTCTCCTCGACGTACAGCCAGCAGGCTGCGAGATAGTTGATCGCCCCAAGCAGCTCGGCCTGTGCCCGGTCGTGCTCCTCCCGGCTCAGCATGCGCCCGGCTTCCTGCGACTTCTTCATGGCTTGGCCGAGGGCGTACCCGGGCCCCACCATGCGCGATATCTCCATGATGGGCTGGCGCTCGAAGGGCTGGCCGTTGGCGTGGCGCTCCTTGCCTTTGCCAGCAGCTGCTTGGTTGTAGGCAGCGCCCAGCGCGCGGCCCAGCCCTGCGTAGTCGGGGTTCTCGATCATGTGCCACTCCTCAGCCGACTCAGAGCCGCTTCCATCGCGCTGGGCTGGAGCGCAGCCCCCGCCTTGTCTATGTGGTTCTTCCACCGCGGGCGGTAGACCGGTCCCCCGGGCCATGGATGCCTATCAATCATATATCGTTCATCAGGGTCCTCCCCGATTTCCTCGCAATACAGCCGCGCAAGCTGCTCGACCTTCGATGTGGGGGTCATGACTCAATTCCTTCTGAGTGATCTTCAGTGATGACGGGGATACACTTCCACACCGCATCGCCTGTTTCGGTGTCGATCCACTTTTGCTGAATTTCGTGGCGCCATTGCTCGAGTTTGCCCATCGTCGCCATCCTTATGTTGACCACCCGCAGATGTGGTGTGATTAAAAGATGTGGTGTGTCTTTCATTATCTCTCCAGTGGTTCGTTGTTTATGACGGCGTATCAC